AGTTACTTTAAGTACCTGAGGCTGATGCCGAGCCCTTGAGGGCTCGGTGCTAAGCTATCAGCACTTTAGCGCTGAGCTGTTAAGCTTTTAAGTCTTTGGTAGACTGATGGATGTAAGGGTGAAAGCCGCGTCAGCGGATTTCGGCCTTGCGTCCAGCTGGCTACCTGTCCAGCCTAGCATACGCCGTCTAGACGAGTCAAACTTGACGGTTTGGCTCTATTAGCGGGTTTGAGGGCTATTTTGGGTGTTTTTAGGGGGATATGAACACAACTTTCTTCCTAAGAGTTTTCTTAAATTTTCTTAGAGTCTTGTAACCTTTACTGGTGGTTAAAGCTGAAACCCCTAGCCGGAACGGGTTTCACTCCCGGATAGCTGTCACACTTGACTCTTGTGTCCTTTTCGAACACGCTAGGTCCATCAGTGCCGAGGGTCTTCCCTCAGGCTTTCGAGTACTCGTCGCTGAGGCTCCTCGTACTCTCAAGCCTTCCCTGAGGCTGATGCCGAGCCCTCAAGGGCTCGGTGCTAACTGCTAAGACCTTAAGACTTTAAGGCTGATGCTCCCCCTCGTTCTTTTACCGTGTCCTTCTTCCCTCATAGTATCCAACACTGTCCACATAGTTGAGGCTTAGCTAAACGGGATAGGGGCTGATGGTCTATGCCGAGATGGCTGATTGTGTATCAGGCTCCTGTAGGCGTCTAGAATCGATCAGAATTGCTTGAGGGTATAAATACCTAGCCCCTACCCTGTAAGGCGCTCCTAGGCGTACCCCTGAAGCTTTAAACGGCATTTCTGGGCTACATCCTCTACGCCAGATCGGCAAAGTAGCCTCGAGGGTGCACACTAAGTTAGGCGAATGTGGCTTATCTCACACAGTATGAGGGTGTAGATTCCATGCCCAGATATAGCACCTCGACCCCCGTGATGAAAGCCAAGGTAGATCTACCGGACCTGCTATCACCCAGACATACCCCTGAGACGCCCTAGAAGGGCCCTAGAATCGATCAGCAGGGCCAACCCTGCATAATCCTACCCCCAGAAGATTCGAGACGCCGAGAGAGGCCATGAGAGGCTTCAGTGACATCTACCACACCCGACACACCCCCCATGAAACGCTCACTGGGTTTGAGCGCAGCCTTGACTGCGGGGTCGCAACCTACACAGTCTAGAAACCGTAACAACCCCCTACACCACCGAAAGGAGCACACACCCCATGGATGGCACACTCATCACACCATCATTCACCAGCCTCTACGGGCAGACAGAAATCAACCCACTCCACCCCGCACATTTGACAGGATGTGACATAGGCAACACTTGCCCGTCTATCATCTGCCGCCTGTACCGTGCCAAAGTCGAAGAAGCCATACGACTCATCCGGCCCCTATGGACTGTCACCCTCGACGGCGCCCTATACGGGCCACCCGACTGGCAGCCACTCACCCCGGATGAGGCCGAGGAACTCCACGACATGATCGACACGATCGACGTAGACTCCATCCTCGCCGAAGCCACACGATAAAAACCATCCACACACCAGAAAGGAACCCGTCATGCAAAAGATCGCCAACCACTTCACCCAGCTCTACACCCCCGCCAGCTACGACTGCCCCACACCCTTCGACCTGACACGCCTCGAAAACCTCTCCTGCGACCACATGGATTTTGAGGGCCTCGCCGAAGCCTACCGGCAGAGCGTAGAGACTGAACTCCACAAGCTACGCCCCAACACATTCATCGCAACCGACGGCACCGTCTACAGCCATGATGAGTGGAAGCCACTCACCGGCGGGGAAGCCACACAACTTTACTGGAATGTGACCCGCATCAATGTTGGCCACCTACTCACCCTGTGCGCCCGATAAAACCCCAAGCCACACAAGTATCGCTCACAATCGTTGAGCGCACACTTGACACAGGCCACCGCCCACACCATCATTAATCATGTCAGCAACGAACAACACCCCAGAAAGGGGAACACAAAATCATGAACAAGAAAAACGGTTACACCATCGCCGGAATCACAGCCGCCATCATCGCCGCAGCCTCATTCCTGCCAGCCCCAGACGACAACCCGCCACTCGCCTCACAACCCGCACCACAAGCCACCACAGCAAACACCGAATGGACACCCAAAACTACCCAACAGCGCAAAGCCGAGAAAGCGGCACGGCAGGCAGCCGCCACCCGCTCCCTACAAGCCGAACAAGCCAAAACCCACAAGCAAGCCCAAACACGGGGTGAAGAAACCTCCACCGGACTCACCATGATCACCGCAGCACACACCTGCAACCGCAAAGCCGAACAACAGGCCGCCGCACACGGTGTCAACTGGAACGGCAACCCCGACATCGACCTCCAACTCCACAAAACTATTGGCAAAGACACCTTCTCCATCGTCTACGGCGCAACCGCGAAACAGCCCGGCGCATCCAAACTACCCGTCACCGTCCACTGCCTCGTCACCGGAACAGAAGACCACCCGCACGTCACCGACCTCAACATCAACCCGCAACAGTAAACCGCCAAGGAGCACCCCCCAGCTATGCCTCTCCTCTCCCACTACGCTGTCACCACCGGCCTCGCCGACACGGCACACATTATTCACCACACCGGCGGCACACTACGCACAGCCACCGACATCGCCTCCCGTATCAACACCCTCAACCCAAACATTAATCTCGACCACCAAATCCACCAACTGTTATCTATCGAAACCGACCTGTACAACATTTACAAAACCATCAACACCATTCTTCAGGAGCAAGCATGAACACACCCAACAACATTGAGCTGCACAGTTACGAAACGTTCTTCACCAGCCTCGCCTGGATTCAAGGCGGCATCATCACATGGATGTACGCAACCGGCACCACACACAAGGCAGCCCTCGCCATTATTGCCGCCTGCGCCCTCACTATCCTCCTGGGTGCATCAACCCTCACCTACCAGCCCAAAGACCACAAATGATCACAACACCCATCATTATTGCCGAAACCCTCGCCATCATTATTCTCGCCGTCGCCCTAGCCCACAACCCCAACCAGTAACCCACACTCAAGGAGCACACATCTCATGGATGAGCCAACCCGCATGTACACCGACCCTGATACTGGTGCCCGAAAAGAATTGAAACTTTGCAGGCTCTCCCTCATCGACCCCGCAGCCTTGCACACCCTCGGCGAAGTAGCGGGATACGGCGCCACCAAATACGGCGACAACAACTGGACCGGAGGCTACCCGTGGAGCCACAGTGTCGACGCCCTCTACAGGCACCTGTTATCATGGCAGCAAGGAAACAACCTTGACCACGAATCCGGGCTACCCCATCTGGCACATGCTGCCTGGCACTGTCTCGCACTCCTCGCCTATCAGCAACACGATGCCGGGGTAGACACCCGCAACCCATGGAACACCCACAAAGGCGACAAGTAATGCCTCTAGCACAATATCCGAAAACTATCAGCCATCCAGGCCACATCTCCTACTCATCACTGTCACAGTGGGCCGAATGCGGAGAAAAATGGCGCCTATCCCACGGCTACCACACCCAACACCACACCTGGTACGCCACCATCGCCGGAAGCGCCATACACCACATCACCGAACAATACGACCTACACCTGTACAACCCCGACGAATACCCTGCACTGCCAGACAAACTCTCATCCTTCAAAAACGTTTTCGACACCCAAGTCGCCCTCGTCGAATCCGAAGGCACAAACATCAAACCCTCCGGCAGGGTGTGCAAAAACATGTGCGAAAGCGGGGGCCCCAACAAGAAAGACTACAATTGGTGGATGGTTTACGGCCCCACCTTTGTTGACCGGTGGAAAACATGGAGGCGCAACCACCCAGAATACATCACCGCAATCCTAGACGGCCAGCCAGGCATCGAATACCCTGTAGAAACCACCCTCCCCGACGGCACCCAGATTGTTGGCTACATCGACCGGGTATTCACCGACACCGACACCGGCGAAACCTTCATCCTCGACCTCAAAACAGGACGCCTACCCGCCGACAGTATGCAGCTGCACACATACCGGTACATGCTCGCCCAACACGGCAACGATGTGACGAAAGGCATGTTTTGGACACCCGCCACCACCAAGGGAGACGAGCAATCGGTCGAGCAGGGCACAGCAACCGAACTCTACGACCTTGACAACAACACCTACCGGCATGTATCATCCATGTACAGTCAAGCAATGAAAGGAATCAGCCAAGGCATCTTCGTACCCCACGTCACAGCACTCTGCAAAGGATGCCCCGTCAGGGACGCCTGCTGGGCCGTCAACGGCAAAAACTCGTACAGATACCCGGTAGAAACCGTCGTACAGCCCCCAGAAACCGAAAACAACGAAAAGGAAAACACGTGACCGACGAGCACACCACAGACAGCGGAAAGCTAACTATCACACTCAAATACGGTGGAGACTACGCTGCCCCATGGACAGTCATCCGAGGAGACACCGCAGAAGACATTAAACAATCCATTATTGATCTGCTAGGAGGATTGAAAGACGAAACCGTATCCAAAGACTGGGACCTCGCAACCCTCATCGCTAGCGCAGCAATCCTGCTTCAAGACCGATACGATAAAGCCGCCAAAGACTACGTCAACAAGATCGCCAACCAGGAAAACGACATCATCATCGACCGGATCAACAAAGCCACCAGCAAAGCACAACTAGCCGATCTACTCAAACAGTACAAGAAGACCATCACCAGTAACAGTGACGTGTCTGAGGCTTTCCGCAGCAAACGAAACAGCCTCACCCGATAAAACCGACACAAACCAACAAAACAGTAAAGGATACAACAATGGGACTCGCAAACTACCGCAACAACAACAGCAGCACCTTCTTCAACCCGTCCCGAAACCAGGACGCCACAGCCATCGCCTTCAAAGTTCGCGACGTAGAACACAATACTGAAGGCTACGGTGGACAAACCGCCGACCGTATTTACGCTGATGTGACCATCTTCCACACCCTAGACGATCTCAACAACGGAACCCCAGAAACCATCCCCAACGCCATTATCGAGAAAGCGCGCGGCAGCAACGACCGCCCACACTCCATGATCCGCGACCTCGAAGCCTACCTTGGCGAGGAGCAGGCCTTCAAACTCGCCACCGTGCGCACCAAAAACGGCTTCAACGCGGTTGTGCTCAAACCCCTGGACGACGCCATCTACGATAAGGTTGCCGAATACGTAGACAAGCGCGATAACGGCCAGCTAGACGACACCACAGCCTCCGCTGATACTGATATAGACATCGACTCCATCTGACCACCAACACACATCCAAACCGTAACAGATAGATAGATTAAGGTCCCGATGCTCTCTCTACAACGATCCTTCGAGAGGGCCTCCCAAACCGCAGCCGAGCTGCCCCGCATACCCCAGCTAGAACCCCTCTACCGCAACCTGGACATGCACATCCACAAAGGGGATTTGGTGATGATTGCGGGGCGCTCAGGCAGCCAAAAATCCGGGCTAGCCATGTTCATCACAGCGATGCTCAACCAGCCCGCCCTCTACATATCAGGGGACATGACACCCTGGGAGGCCTCCACACGAATCATCTCACTCAACACCCAACACACCACCACACAGATACAACACAACATCGACGACTACGGGCCAGAATACTATCGAGACAGCATCCATCACGGCGGACACATCACATTCTCATTCCAGTCACCCATCACCTGGACAGACATCACCATGGAGCTGCAAGCCTACATGGAAATGTGGAACACCTTCCCACCACTCATTGTTATCGACAATCTGATGGACATTCAAGACTGCGAATCCGACTACCAGGCACAGCAAGAAGCCATGCAATGGATCACAGCATTGGGTAGGGATACTGGCTCCACCATTATTGTCACCCACCACGCAACCGACAAAACCGGCTCCGATATTGAACACCCCCCGGCTAGGCGAGAAATCAAAAACGGCCTCTCCGAAAAACCACAACTCATATTGGGAGTCTCACTTTATGGCGGTGAGGATAATGGTAACGGGCTCACGATCCCGGCAGAGGCACGCATCGCCGTGCTGAAACAGCGCACCGGCAAATCAAGCCCAGACGGCACCCGATACGAACGGCTGCGAGCCTACCCCGAATACACATTCTTCGGGCCCCTCGCCGAAAAACAGCCCTGGAATATGACACAAGAACATAAAGGACTATGATGGCCACACAACAGTCACGCAACCGCAGGGCGGGCGCAGAATGGGAAACACGACTATTGCACCAACTCCGTCACATCGGACACGATATCGAACGCCTCCACCTCAACGGTAAAGAGGACGAAGGCGACCTCATCCTCAAAACCGGCAACCACACATATGTGATCGAAGCCAAAGCCGGCCAACCCCATCTCGCCCAATTCGTCAAAGAAGCAACATGTGAAGCACGACACTATGAGCAACACAGAAACCGCGAAAACCAGTCCACCATCGGACTCGTCATCATGAAACAGCGCAACAAACCCTGGAGCGAAGCCTATGTGGTATCAACCCTCAACGAGCTCCTCCCACACCTCTAACACCTGCCGCCTCCTCGACACCTACCGGATACGGTACAATCCGTCCAGGAACGAGCAACACATCCTCTGCCCGTTCCACGACGACCACCAGCCCTCCATGAGCATCAACCTCGACAAGGGCGTCTGGTACTGCCACACATGCGGTGTCGGAGGCGGACTCCATAAGCTACAACAACGATTAGAAGAAGAAAACCCGAATGTACGACAGCATACGCCCATACAACATTGCGGAACGCCGCCGAATCCAGAAAGCCTCGGCCCTCTACGAAACCCACCTCGAAAACATACTCGACCTGCTCTCAGCAAGAGGCATCAGCGAAGAAACAGCCCGCTACCACCACCTTGGATACATCGACAATGACCCCATACCCGGCCACGAAAACTACAACCAGTGCATCACCATCCCCTACATGTACCCCGTTTGGGGCGGCCCAGCCGAAATAAGAAAAATGCGTTTCCGCTGCTCACTCCAGCATGATTGTAAAACCCACAACCACCCCAAATATTTGACACCGGCAGGTGACACAGGCTCCATCTACAACATGGCCGCCATGGCCAACCCGGCAGCCGAAATGCACATTTGCGAAGGCGAATTCGACTCCATGATCCTCGAACAATGCGGATGGCCAGCCGTAGCCCTACCCGGCGCAACCTCGTGGCAAAACTTTTGGACCAAATTCTTTGAAGGCTACGACCACATCTACATCTGGTCAGACCCAGACAAGGCAGGAGACCAGATGGCCCAAACCCTCCAGACAGCACTCCCCCAAGCCGTGCACGTGCCCCTCCCCCTGGGGGATGTCACAGACACCTACCTGCAGGCCGGCAAAACAGGGTTGACACAAGCACTAGACACTGTGCTACAGTAAAACCTGTCAACAACACGAAACCAGAAAGAACCGATCCGATGCCAACCATGGAAACCTGCCCCATACCAGACCGCCGCGACCGCACCGCCGCATCAAGGCAGCACACACGCCTCCAGATTATCGCCGAAAAATGGGAAGACGGCGAAAACCCTGAAACGATTATGCTGGAATACGGTGCCACCTATGATGGCATGAAATCCATGATCCACTCAAACCCCGACGTGCACATTCCCGACATCATGCGCAAACAGATGCACAAAGTTGCACGAACCGTGTACCCGAAAGGCAAAAAATCGCAAAACCAGTCCCGCTGGGTGCAGCACGAACGCGACTACTACACGCATGAAATCCTCTTCCTCGACCAATTCAACATTCCAGCCATGGAAATCCTGGACAGGCTAGACGTGTCATGGGCCATGTGGAACCAGATCATCGAAGAAAACAATCTCACACGGCTCCAAGATGAAACATATGATGCGTGCCGCTGGTACTATCTGAAACAGCAACACCCCGACTGGACCGACCAGCAAATCACACAGGCACGCCGCACAAGCGAATCATCCTTTAACGATTTCATGCAAGACGACAGGCCCGTACTGTGAGCATCGCATTCAAACCCACCACCCGAAACCGGCAAGCCATTCGCGACATCATCACCCAAAACACCACCATCAACCCAGACAGCCTGCCAGACAGCATGTTGCAACACATAATAGAATACTGCTGGGACACCTTCACAGCCAGCAACAGGTACGCCGTCGCGGCACAATACTGGCGAGGCCAAAACCCACCCGACAGTGAACACCAGCGCATACTAGTCGGCTACTACAAAACCGCCAAACAAGCCATGAACGCGGCCAAACAATTCCACTGGAACAGTCGGCTACAACAACAATGGAAAACATGGATACTCCCAGTCCACAACGGCACCGTGTCCGAGCATTTCACCAACCAGAAAACACTCTTCGACACACAAACCAGCAACAACACCGACCAGCTGCCGGAGCATCTCCAAAACGTCATGTGCGGCAAAACACTCAACCACACAGACGGAACCGTAACGTGGTGCACACGCAAACCAGGACACGACGGCGACTGCCGCACAGGATGGCAGCCCGCCACACAACCGATAGGACATCATGGCAACCAAAACTGAAACCCTGATACAGCGCTACGGCAATAAGGCTGCAGACGTCCTCGCAGACAGGTCTATTCCCGCCTCATGGCTAGCAAAACAGCTCACCCAGGCAGGATACCCCATCTCCGCCACCGTAATTAAAGACTACCGCCGCAAACAAGCCACCACCACACACGAGGAGGATACCCAGTGATAGACAATATAGACCGGCTACTCACACAGCTAGCCAACCACGACAACGCCATCGACACTATCGACGACAATCTAGCCAACGGTACTGTACGCCGCACACGCATCTCCGAATGGACACTCCCCAACGGAGAAACAGGCCGATCCATACAAAAAATCATCGACCACCAACCCGCAACCGGCCCCTACCCGGTCGAAGAACTCGTCGATAAATTAGCCGAATGGCAGCCACCCAAACCCGAACAGGACACCCACACCGACTACAGCAATGCGGCCTTCGTCATCGGGGCGGGAGACTTCCAAATCGGCAAAGGCATCCCCGGCGGAGAAACAGCACACTTCGCCGACCACTATTTACACTCCCTCATAGTCGCCAAACACTACTGGCAACAGGCAGGCAAACCGCAACGAGTCCACATCGCATTCCTCGGCGACATGATCGAAGGATATGTGTCACAAGGAGGCAACAACGCCTGGCGCACACAAACACCCTTGACGGAACAAATCAGGCTCACCCGCATGGCCATGATGCAACTCGTCCACCAATTCGACCACTGCAAAAATGTGACCATCACATCCATCCCCGGCAACCACGGTGAAGCCGTGCGCTTCGGTAAAGGAGTCACCACCTACGACGACTCCTTCGACGTGGACTGCTGCCGGGCCATCGCAGAAGCCTACCAGCTCAACAACAACTACCCCAACCTACACTTTTATTTCCCCAGCCGAGACGAAATGACCACCACCGTCGAAGTAGCCGGCACACAAATCCTGCACGCCCACGGCCACCAATGGAAAACCGGCAAACAGTACGAATGGTGGCGCGGCCAAGAATTCCACAACGGCACCACATCCCACATTCTGATGGCCGGGCACCGGCACCACCTAGAAATATCCGAGCAAGGACAACGAACCTTCATCCAATGCCCATCCATGGAAGGCGAATCCACATGGTTTCGGCACCGCACAGGCACTACCGGCAACCCCGGACTCGTGTGCTACACTATCAACAACAAAACACCAAACAACTACCAGATAGCCCGATAAAAGAGATGCCATGAGCAGACGACCAACCAAAGCAGACCTAGCCACCACCGCATCGTGGGTGTGGGCCACAAACCAGCATCTACGCACACTCAACCAGGCATGCACCAAAATAGCCGCACACTACCCCGCAATCAGTGCAGACGACCTGTACCAAGACTCTTTGCTATATATTGCGGTGCGGGAACAATACCACAACCTCGACAACAAACACTATACCAAAATGTGTTACAGGGTAGTCAAACGGCTAGCCAACAAAACCATACAACACCTCGACCTACCCAAACCGGTACACGAAATCACAGCCATAGCCGACAACCAAACAAGCAACTAAAAGGAGAACCCCCCATGGTTAAAACCACCATCGACGACGGAACCCAAACCACCGTGCTCCAAACCGTAGGCACCACCACCACAGCCATCATCACCGACACCGAAAACCCCGAAACCATCACCGCCAAATACACTATTAGCAAAGACGGCACAGCCACCTACAGCATCAGCGGAAACACCTACCTCGGCGACCACCAACACATTATTAAACTCATGTACGACTACTGCCACTGCGTCGGACGATTCGACACCACCAACACCAGCAACCCAGACAACCTCGACAACCTGTTCAAGGGGTGACCAGTGAACCAAACATACACCACCGCCGACATTATTCAAGCCGCACAATGGATCTGGAACGGCGGACCATGGAAACCGAGCGTCGAACCAGGAATGCCACCCCCGCCAACCGCGCCACAACACCACGGCAACAACATTGCCACCATGATCGATCTACAGCTAGCCATCGACGACTACACCCTCACCTGCCAGCCATCCAAACAGCGAAAACATTTGGCACGGTTGGCGGCATTCCGGGAAGTATACGGGTATGACCAAACCTACTCGGTGGCCGCCCAACGACTCGGAGTCACCCGGCAGACTGTGAAACAGTGGGCAGACCAAACACTCATCATCCTAACAGGATACGCAAACAGCAGATACTATCCAGACGACAACGACGACAGCACAGGGATGGGACAACAGTCATGAACAACACACACAATATCACCTACACCACCCTCAACACAGCGATACACCGTATCGTCCAACAACAGCCCACCAACATGCAACAGCTGGAAAACATTGTTGACAGTGTCGAAAACCAGTACGGTGTACCCATCTCCCTCGACAACGTGAATCTTACCGTTAACGAAGTCAGCCTCGACGATCTTGCTATCGACCAGGACACGCTAGACGAGTGCAGCGAAATCCTGTGGTTCTGCGATAGTGAAGGACACCCCACAAGCAACAGCAACACCCGTGGCAAGAGCGAGGACCAGAGCCCCTATGCAAGCCAGGAGGCGCTAGACTGGCTCGCCGGAATCGCATACCAGGCCAAACTATTGCAAGCGGCAGCCGACGAGATCATGTGGGCTATCATCCGCCACCGCGACAACCACAAAAATGTTATCGGCCGGAACGTTCTAGACCAGGCCAGCGATACTATCTCTACCTGTCTCCACCTGTATCAGATGCTCGAAGACACTATCGACAGCAACTAATCATAGCCACACCGCATATACAGAAATAGTGCCCCAGCGGCAACCACCACACGATCGTGGCAGCACCGCTGGGGCACACACATATTCACTTATCATCCGATCGGATCTACCGTGCCAACCTCCGACTCGGCTGCACGCCGAGGCTCATAGCCGGCAACAATATCCGCATCATCTGCAGGCTCGATCATGCCAGGATCCGACACATCAACCATATGCGGCTCAACCATGCCCCCATCGTCGGGCGGAACAAGACCGGCATCCACAACCGTGGTTTTAGGTTTGCCGGCCACAAACGAAGGGCTACCAAACGAGGTAGCAACCGACAAAACCGCAGCAACCGTGGCCGTGATCAAAGCGGACTCCCACGGCAGGCCGCGAAATGACTCCGCAGTATAGGTGACACCCGCCGTCACCCCAAGCACAGCAACAAACGTTTGCACAAAAGTCTTAGCCGCCCGCTCCAGTAAACCTAACCAAAACTGTTTACCCACAACAAACCACCATCACTTTTTCAAACCGTTGACAGCAGACTCGAGCCTGTCAATACGGCTGCGACACTCCAGCACGTAATACCAGACACTCCACAGGGCATCCTTGGTGCGCCACAGCTTCCCCGTCACCGGATTCTTCACCCACGACAAAGCCTCCACACGGCGCGCCAGGTCACCATTCTGCACCTGCACAACACCAACATCGTGATGCAGCTTATTCACCGAACCAGTAAGCTGAGCAGACAATTGTTTAATCTGATCATGTAACGCTTTCACATCAGCCACCGTTAACTCCTCACTCTTTCCACTGCCGCCATTGACTACGGCCATAAATTTGTCCCACGGAAACCACGGCCCCGGATCATCATGATCTGACTGGTGCCACGCATCTGTAACATCCACATGCCCGCAGATGCCCCGCCTGCCCGCTTTTAGATCGGCCACAGACAGTTTCCTTTTCGGAACACCATGCTTGTCACACAAACGTCTACACAGCACCGCCGCCTTCTCCACCGCGGGCCAAACCTGGGGCGACAGCCACTGCTCCCTCGTGTAAGCATGGCCTGGCACACGAAACGAGGCGTGCGAACCCCCATCCGCGCAAATCTCGATACCCAAAGAATGCGGATTCGGCGGGGCATGCCACCCAATCGTAGACTCCGACAAGCACTGCACCGTCTCCCCAATATCACACACATAATGCGCAGAACCCCCCGACGATGGAGATGCGAAATAGTTCGCCGTAGACACCGCCC